GGCCCATGACGCCCTGAACCCCTCGATAATCCTCCTCTGCTTCTTCTGCTGATGCTGGAATGCCCGCCTGCTCTCTTGGATCGCCCTCGTCATCTCATCATCATCATCCGATGCGATCAGCCTCCCAGATCGACCCCGATCGGGGGGTCTGACGTCGTCGCTCCATTCCACTCGATGCGCCGCCATTTTCCTGAAAAAATATTAAATCCTTATAGTTAGTAGGTGATTTATTTCCATGAGAGTCCTCGTGTATTTTCATATTTATACCGATACCATATACGAGTCGATCATCAGGGAGATGATGGACATGATATCGTCTTCTGGGTTGCTCAGCGACATGATCGAGCTGCGAGCGTGCATCTCCGGTCCGGAGGCGGACAGAGCGTCCGAGGTTGTGCTTTCGTACCCCAAGACCGTCATCCATCAGTCGAACCCGCATGCCGGCAAGGAGTATGAGCGATTTACCCTGCACCGTATGTATGACGACTGCAGTCATTTTTCGGATGATCACTACATCCTCTATATCCACAGCAAGGGCGTCTCGAGAAAATCCCAGCGGTTCCCCGGTGTGGGCCGGTGGAGACGCATCATGCTCCGCACCCTGACGACCTACCGCCATGTCGCGTGGACACACCTGCGCTACGGCGCCGATATCGTGGGACTGTTTCTCCGCAGAAAACCCGTCAATCACTTCTCCGGCAATTTTTGGTGGTCCCGATCGGCCTACATCAGGACGCTGCCCATGCCCATCGGAGGGAAGTACCTGGACCCCGAAATGTGGGTCGGACGCATGGCAACCATGGCCGTCTCCTTCTCCCAATTCCCCGGCTGCCTCTACCACTGCCCCATCGACGAGGACTCGTTCCACATGTCCATCAGCACACAGACCGTCATCGGGGATGACCCCGCGTGGATCATCCCGTGGGATCGTGTCGCATCGGTCCGATTCTTTTACGGCGATCATTCGACGGACGCGTTTGTGCCGACGCCGTCCGACACACTGACAATGCCATCGCTGGGAGCACCGGCAGCCATTACCGATCCGGCCTTTGAAAAGATCAAGATTGTCGAGATTGTCGTTCGCGACTCGCAGCAGCCCATATGGCTGCTGGAGCACACGAATGTCGTGAGCTCGATATCATACGGCGGCGTCGTCATCCCCGCCGCAAATGTCGATCGGATCGAGTTCGGGTGCGAGCACAACCGCATCCCCATCCGAATCGATCCCAACTACCCGGTCAGCGTCGGCGTCCACCTCTGCAGGAATAACGACCCGTGCTACGGCCATGTCAAGACCGCATGGTTCAGGGACAAGACCGACGGAATCATCACCACCCTCCCCGAAAAATCCCCTTGTCTCCTCATCCGTTAATACTGATTTAAGGATTATGGGTGTGAGAGACGGAGAAAAATTTTGAAAAAAAAAAATAAAAAATCTTGCTTCGTATAAATCCTTAAAATTTACAGAAATGTCGGCTCCCTACTGTGCTTCTAACCTGACCTCGGGTTTCATCGACCTGGCCACCTACGATGAGCTGGAGAAATACATGTATGGCGGGCAGGACGCCACATCCTATTTCGTCAGGCAGACGAGGCGTGCAACCTGGTTCACCCAGGTGCCGGTCGTGCTATCCCGTGCCTCGGGCAGCCCAGACTTTGGCAACGACTGGTCGGTCACCATCTCTCGTGCCGGAGACTACCTCCTGCACACCTGGCTTCGTGTCACCATCCCCGCGCTCACTGCCGCGGCTCCCCCTACCGGCGCTGCTGCCATAACCGAGCAGATTGGTGGTGCCCAGTACACCCTCTACCAGAAGTACATCTCGTGGACTCCCAACCTCATGCACAACCTGGTGCGCGAGTGCTGCATCACCTTCAATGACCTGGTCGCCGCCCGCTTCGACAACTACCACCTGGACTTCTGGAGCGCCTTTACGACCCCGGCCGGCAAGCAGCTCGGCTACAGCACCATGATCGGCAATGTCCCCGAGCTGATCGATCCCAGCATCAGCCTCCCCAAGAAGGTGCTGAACCTTCCGCTGCCCTTCTTCTACACCAGGGACAGCGGTGTGGCCCTGCCCACCGCCGCGCTTCCCTATAACGACATGCGCATCTTCTTCAGCTTCCGTCAGCTGACCGAGCTGTTGAATGTGTGGTATGTCTACACGACCAACCCTGCATCGCCCACACAGCTGTTCATCAAGCCGGCCCAGCCCGTGAACCCCGCGGTGGATCTGGTGCAGACGAGCAGCAACTACAGCCTGTGCTCCTCGGCTCAGGTGTGGGCCAACTATGCGATCGTGTCGAACGACGAGCGAAAGAGGATGGCCTGTGCCCCTCGTGATATCCTGATCGAGCAGGTGCAGACCGCCCCCTGGCAGACGTTCAACCCCCTGGGCACCACGAACTACGACATTCGCTTCTCGCACGCGATCAAGGCCCTGTTCTTTGCGGTGCAGAACACGACCATCCCCTCCTACTGGTCCAACTACACGACCCGCGAGCCCCAGGTGTGCAAGAACGCCGGTGGGTCGACCCACCTGGTCCTGGACAACTACTTCCCCGGCGCCGATCCCATCGACAACACGACCCTCATCTACGAGAACACTCAGCGCCTGGCCAACATGGGCTCCGACTACTTCTCGTATGTCGAGCCCTACTACGCCGCCCCCGTCATCCCCACCTTTACCGGCTACCACGTCTACAGCTACTCGCTCGACTTTATCTGCCTGGACCCCCTCGGCTCCACCAACTACGGCAAGCTGACCAACGTCAGCATCATCCCCATCGCCTCCGCCGACGCCAAGTGCGTGTCCACCCCCTACTCCGCCACCAACCCCGTCTGCGCCGATAACAACGACTGGTACCCACGCCCTCAGACCTTTAGGTTTATCGTAACAGCAGTGAACAACAACATCATCAGAATCTCAGGCGGGGCCCTCGGTTTCCCTGTGCTTTAAGGAGGGGGGGGTGGGGTTTTCAAGAAAGACCTTTTTATATCCGACAAAAGGAAGTTGTATGTGGATTTTATGGTATGTCCCATCATAAAATCGTTATGCTGCTCCACACATACTATGTTGTTTAAAAAATGAAGTTTGAAGTGGATGGGAGGATTAAAAACAAATGACGAGATTTGATAATTTTTGTGAGAAACTCCGTGCCGGTGGGATGAGGGTATTATCTTCAATTGAAGAATTTAATCGGGAAAAGACGATCCGCTACGAGTGTCAGGAAGGGCATCTTTCGGAATTATCCGTCGGTTCATTCATCAACAAGACCAGTCCTAAGAATGTGGATAAGTTGAGGTCGTTGTGTGCGGACTGCAATGGGTACCTGTGTAAGAAGCAGGAAGTGGATGAGATCATGGGCAGACTCGGTTTTGTGCTCATCAGCCTTAAGAAGTATAACGCGAACGGGGATTGGATGGTTGCTTACCGGTGTTCATGCGGGAATGAGTCTGCGACAGATTTCCGGAACCTGAAGAAGCCGACAAGGACGGGTTCGTGTCCCAAGTGTCAGAACAATGACAACAGGGCGGATTATAACACGATCCGGGATGCCTTCCAGGCTCGTGGATGTGTCCTGCTGACGCCCGGGAACGAGTATAGGAACAATAAGCAGCCATTGGCGTTCCGGTGTGTTTGTGGAGCCGAATCTGCTATTGTGTATCACGATCTTGTTCGTGGTCGATTGTGTCGGAGCTGCAAATTCGATCGGACCAAGGAAACGTCCATCAAAAAATATGGTGTGGACAACCCCTCCAAGTGTGATGAGATTAAGCAGAAAATTGTGGAAACCACAATGGCGAATCATGGTGTCCCGTATGCTCAGCAAAACCCGGAAATACGTGAAAAGACCACACAGACATGTCTTGAAAAATACGGCGTTCTGAGAGCATTCATGCTCCCAGAAGTATTTGAAAAGATACGCAGGACGCATTTCAAAAAATACGGGGTCGAGTTTCCACTCCAATCCAAACATATTCAGGACAAGATCAGTATGGTCTTCTTGGATAAGTTGGGTGCACCACGTCCATTCTTGTCCCCACAGTTTCTGGCCAGAATGAAGGAAAAATATGGTCATGAATGGTTTTGTTGCACGGATGCTTTTCGACAATGTATGCTGGAAAAATATGGGTCCGAGTATTATGTAGCATCGGATCATTGCAGGAAACAGATGCTTGAGAAATACGGGTCCGAGCACTACGTTACATCGGATCATTGCAGGAAACAGATGCTTGAGAAATACGGGTCCGAGCACTACGTTACATCGGATCATTGCAGGGAACGGATGCTTGAACGGTATGGGTCCGAGTATTATGTAGCATCGGATCATTGCAGGGAACGGATGCTTGAACGGTATGGGTCTGAGTATTATGTAGCATCGGATCATTGCAGGGAACAGATGCTGGAGAGGTATGGGTCCGAGCACTACGTCACATCGGATCATTACAGAAAGACAATGCTGGAAAAATATGGTGTTGAATCGCCGATGCAGTGTCCTGACTTGTTTCGACGAGCACAGGCCTCATCGTTCTGTCGCAGACCGTATGTATCGCCGGACGGAAAGATATTCATGGTGCTTGGTTATGAGGGTGTGGCACTCGATGATATTCTGATGACCGAGGGTGTCAAACTTTTTTATGCGGGAGAGGATGAGAACATTCCTATTTTTCAGTATGTGGGGGACGATAACGAGACGCATCATTATTACCCAGATATTTATATCCCACATGAGAATCGAGTGATTGAGGTCAAGAGCGTGTACACATACAACCGAGACCCCGAAAAGACACTGTGCAAAGCGCTGAGCGTGTCAGAGAACCACCTATTCGAACTCCGTCTGTATGATGACAAGAAGACAATCGTGGAGATTCTCGAGTGCCGCAACGGCATCTTCTACTCTCATACGATCGGCCTCCTCGAACTCGGCAAGAAATATGAAGCACCAAACAAGACATGACACACCCTCTGCTGATCCACCCTTGACTCCTTAAGGATTCAGATTTATCCTTAAGTATCCGACCTATATAAGAATCTGATCCAAACCATGTGCGGGTCAACTTTGGATTTTCTCGGGTTTATCTGAATCCTTGGACCTATCTTTAAACCCACTTAATGATTCGATGAATCCTTGAGTGTCATCGAATCATTAAGTGGGTTTGGGTTTTTGGTGGGAGGTTTGATCTGATCCATAGTTATCAGTAAATGAAGAGGAGTGTTGCGTTGGCGTCGTAGATCCATATTTGGCATTTGTATCCATTGGCTTCAACAGCGCTCTTCTTGGTGAAGATGAGATCCGTGTTCATTTCGAACGTCCATTTTGATTTGACTTCGATGCACAGATTCAGAGGGGGGACAAAGATGTCGACATAATACCGTCGTTTTTTGTGTCCATCCGTGTACCATGTCTCGGGAACGTCTGTTTTGGATGTCAGGATATCCGAATCGGATAGGTTGGGGTTCAGCCTGATCAGATCATACAATGCAAATCCTTCATAGCCCTGTATCTGGACTTCCTTCCCCGATTTGGGAAGAATAAATACCTTCCTCCTGAAGCTATGGCGCAGTTGTCTTTCCATAATTTGAGCAGAATGCATGACATTATCCACCCCGTAGCGATCCATTATTGTTTGGCGGATCCTTGCCTGTATGTAATCACACGAAAACACGTTTCCTGCACCATACTTTTGCATGTTGGTATTCATGATTTTGTTCTGAACGTCTGGGGCCAACACTGCAAAAGGCACCCCGTATCGATCAAGAGTTGTCTTGATCTTTTTGTTAGATATGGTGTCATTCTGACATGGGTATTCGACCCCATACCGATCGAGCATTGTAGAGATGATCTTCTGTCTGACGTGGATATTCTGAAAAACATGATCCACCCCGTATTTTTCTCGGACGGTGCCTCTCGTTTTCTCTCGTATGGCTTCGGACTGCATTGGGTATTCGACCCCGTATCGTTCCACCATGGTCGTGTTCTTCTTCTGCATGATCCCCGGATCCTGCAGGGGATAATCGACACCACGCTTCATACGGTTCGTCTGGACCTTTTGTTCCTTGATATCGGGGTCCTGAGAAATGTGTTCCACACCCCGTTTCTCCAGATTCGTCTCTCGGATCTTTGCCTGGATTCCCGGATCCTGGAAGGTGTATTCTACACCATACTTCTGAAGCATGGTCTGCCGCTTCTTTTCCTGAACTTCTGGATCCTTCGAGGGATGACTGACGCCTCACCGTTCGAGGTTTGTGCGTTGGGCCGACTCGCGTATCTGTTCCGACTGCATCGGGTTCTCGACACCATATCGTTCCATATTCGTGGTCCTCATCTTTTCCCGAATGTCATGGTCCTGAGCGGCATTCCGGACGCCGTATTTTTCAAGATTCGTCTCCTGCATTTGTTGTTGAATGTCGGGAATCTG